TCGGCGCTGGTGGCGGCGCGGGTTCCGGTGGCGGCATCGAACGGGATGGGGACGAAGCTGAGTTCGGCGGGCTGCCAGTCCACAGCGCGGTACAGCGGCAGGGTGCCGCCGTCGGGGCGGTTGGCGGCGCTGATGATTTCGTACTTGCGGACGTTGTAGCCGACGCTGATGTTTTTGATGATGCCGGTTTCGATGTCGCGCACCAGGCCTGCGATGTCTTCGCGGTCGGACAGGCGCACGGTGGCGCGGCCTTCGGTGCCGTCGATCCAGGCGCGCTCGACAACGCCAATGACGTTTTCCAGCTCGTAGGCGTCGTGCGTGTTGAGCACGGGGGCCTGGCCGTTGTTCAGCCGGGATAGGTCCACCGCTTCGCTGCTGACGACAAGCTCCTCCTCGTAAGCCTGGCCGGTCCAGAAGTCGAAGCGCCGGCCGCGGGCGCCGGTGGTCCAGACGACTTCAACGCTGCGGGTTTGCGCGTTGTAGGTGGACGGTGCGATGGTGGCGGCGCGCTGCTGCGTTGGGAGGAAGCGAGTCAGTTGCGTTTGCGTCATGCGGCGAATGATTCGCCTTTGCCTGTCTCATTTTCAGGAAAATTGAGACGATTTATGCGGGGGTCTTTGGCGCAGGCGTAGCCGGGGCCTGGCCGGTCTGGATTTGCAGCATGATGTCGAGGGTGCCGTCGGCGCGCAGGCGATCGAAATCGCGTTTGAGTTCATCGAACACCAGCTCGGGTTTGTAGCCGCGCTTGCGCAGCTTTTCGCTGATGGTGGTGAGGCCGCCGGAGATTTCGGCCAGGTCGGCCTTCACATCCTGCTCGGGGTTGACGTAGTCCCACTTGGGGGTGGACCAGTCCACAGCAGTGTCGCCCGGGCGCACTTTGCCGGCCAGCGCTGCGGCTTCGATGAATGCTTGCCAGATGGGCTGGCACAGGCGCGGGATCAGCGTGAGCCATTGCATGGCCTCGGCGTTGCGGCGGAACTCCAACATGCTGACGCGGGCGCTGCTGAAATTGACCTCGCGCACGTCGCCGGTCATCATTTCGTAGGTGATGCCCATGCCGGCGGCGATGAGGTGCAGCTGGTACTTCACATAGTCCACGTACCCGCCGGCGGCCTTGGGCTCAACGACGGTGAGGTTGACGCCGGTGGGCACCTGGGTAATGCCGCCGCTGGCCAGGGTGCCGAGCTCGCCGGTTTGTTTGACGGTGTCCTGATCCTGGCTTTCGCTCAGGCTCATGGCGGAGGCGTCGCCGCTGGCCAGCACGCTGAGGCGCGTTTCGAGGTTCTTGCGCTGCAGCTCGGCGTCTTCGTACAGCTGCACATCGCGCACGCGGGCGATGACAGGCAGGCGCGAGAAGCCGCGGCCCTGCCCCGGCCGGTCGGGGTTGTACAGGTGGATGATGGAGTCGGCCGGCACGCGCCGGCTCTGCGTCCGGCCGCGCGCGCGCAACAGGCCAACGTCACCGGGGTGCTGGTCCCACAGCCAGTAGGCCGCCACGCGGCCGAACACGTCGTATTCGATGCCGTTGATGACCTGGTTGGCGCCGGCGGCGCCGGTGTGGCGCGTAGTGTCGAGCCAGTCGATTTCGAGCAGTTGCACCTGCAGCGGCACGGGCAGTCCGTCGCTGTCGCGGCGCGTGCGCAGGCGCAGCAGCACTTCGCCGTCCTGTTCCATGGCCCGGTAGGCCGCGGCCTGCAGGCCCCACCAGTCGAGCCGGCCGTCGGCGTCGCACACGGCGCACCAGTCTTCCCAGACGGCGTCGCGCACCTTGGCGTCGGGCGCGGTACTGTAGGTGGAGATGCCCGTGCCGATGGTGTTGGACACCAGCGCCTCCATGCCGGCGGCGATATACGGCACGTTCTGCACCAGCGCGCGCGCCTTGGCGCGGATGGTGGCCGCGTCGGCCAGGTGGTCGGCGTTGGCGCTGGCACCGGCACGCCGCGGCTTCCAGCGGTCGCGCGGGCTGGCGGCCTCATAGGCGCGCTGCAGGCGCATGCGGTCGAAGTAGCGCGCCAGGCCCGCGGTCGGGTTGATCCACCCGATGACACGATCCAGCGCCGTGAGGCGCACGTCGACGGCGAGGGCTTGCGGCATGCCCATCAGTCGCCCCGGTGCGTGACGAACGCGAAGTGGTAGGTGCCGCCACCGCCCCCACTGCCGCCGCCGCTGCCCTGCGCGGCCATCACCGCGCGGGCATGCTCATAGGCCTGCCGCAGCTCGGCGACCGAGCGAAAGCGCACGCGACGGCCCTGGTATTCCACTTCGAGTTCGGCACTGAGGATGGCCGCATCGAGGGCGTCGAGATCGGATTGAGTGACTGCCATTTGGGCAGCCTATGCCCGCGGCAGTCTCATTTTCAGGGAGGAACTGAGACAACCTCACCGGCCCGACTGCTTGAGGTAGCGGTACACGCCGGCACGGGAGATGCCGAGCCGGCGGGCCACCTCGCTCGCATTGCGCCCGTTGAACAGGCGCAGCACCTCGCTGGCGAGATGGCGGCGCCTTTCGTGGCGTGCCGTGCGCACCCACTGCTTTTCGGCGCCGAACTCCTCGCGGATCGCGGCCTTGACCTCGGGCGACCGCTCGGCCAGGTCCGGCATCAGCTCCAGCACGTAGTCGAAGATCCGATCGACCAGGTCCTGGTCGGCGAAGCGTTCGCTCAGGACATGGCCACGCGCCGGGGGTGTTTTCGTGGGCGGCATCGGCTACCACGGCCGCCCGAGCGGCTGCGCGGCGTGCGGTCGGCGCGGCAAGGGCGTGGGCATGGGCTCGGGTTGAGGATCAGGGTCTTCAGGCACCGGCGACGGCGCGGCGAACAGGTCGCGAGGCGGCTGCACCGCGGCCAGGAGCTGCTGCCAGCGCCGGTCGGCCCACTGGTGCATGCCCAGCATGTAGGCGGCATGGACTGCGTAGTTGCGGCAGTCCAGCACCTCGTTGCGCGGCCGGCGCTTCACCCAGCGCTCGACGATGCCGGTCGGCGTGCTGACGAGCACGCGCTGCTCGGCGGTGAGCTGCTCGTACCACTCGCGCGGCAACTGGTCGCTGGTGTGCACGTAGCCGCGGCCCTGCACTTCGACGCCGAGCTGGCCGTGCAGCAAGTCCTTCGCCTGCTTGACGCCCACCGTCCACAGCTTGGTGCCGTTGGGCCACTTCTGGCCGCGCCAGGTCACGTCCTGGCTGCTGGCCGAGCCCTTGATGGGCTTCTTCGGATCACCATCGCCACGCACGGCGTACACGGCCATCCGGGTCTGCAGGCGACGCACGAAGTTCAGCACCGCCTGGGTCTGGAAGTTGGCATCCATGCTCACGGCCTCCAGGCCCAGCGTGCCGCCGTGCCAGGCCTGCGGGTACCGGCGCACCAGGTAGGCCTCGATGTCGGCCCAGAACTCATCGGCCAGCGGGTTGCCTTCGATGACGTGGTGGTCGACGGCCCAGGACTCCAGGCCCGGGCCCCATCCCCACACGCCGAGCTCGCCGCGGCTGCCCTGCAGGTCGAAGCCCGCCGTCAGCACCAGCGCACCGACGGGTACGGTGCACAGGTCGTAGCGTTCGGCCCGGCGCTGCAGCGCATGCTCGTCGGTGCGCTCGCCCTGCAGTTCCCAGGTCTCGCCCAGCGTTTCGTTGACGAACCCCTGCATCGGCCCGAAGTCGCCGGCCTCCATCACCAGGCAGGCCTGTTCGAACTCGCGCACGATGTCGGCCCAGGTGCGCTGCGGGCTGTAGGCCGCCCACACGCAGAACGCCACATGGCGCGGTGGCCTGACCGGGCTGCCGGCGGCGTCGCGCCACTGCCGGTCGGGGCCGTAGCGCAGGCCGGTCTTCGCGCACACCCAGGCGCCGGTGGCCCAGACCCGCAGGTAGTCGCCCTGCGCGATGGATTCGCGGCAGTGGGGGCAGACGTGGCGCACCGTCTCCGGCCGGCCACGCTCCCACTTGAAGCCGTGCGCGAGCTTCTTGCCGCCCCACAGCAGCGGATGCTCGACGCCGCAGTGCGGGCATGCGATGCAGTAACGCAGGTCGGCATCGGCCGCCAGGCGACTGCGCTCGATATGGCACAGGCCCTTGATGCGCGGCGTGCTGCCGCCGATGAACTTCGGGTACGGCGCGCCTTCGAGGCGCCCGCGCGCGAGCGTCCCGGGATCGCTCGACTTCTCGACCTGCTGGTCGAAGCCGGACCACTCGTCGAGCATCACGACGGCTACCGTGATGCGCCGGTACGCACGCGCCGCCTTGCCGCCGAGGAAGTGCGCCGCGCTGTCGCGAAACGCCTTGTATTTGATGGTGTCCTCGACACCCTTGCCCTTGCGCCTGGCCGCCGCCACGGCGGGCAGCGTGTCGAACACCGGATCGATCTCGCTCTTGACGAACGAGTCGCGGTCATCGTCCGTCGGCTGCCACAGGGCCTGCTTGCGGCGCCGGTGCGCGACGTTGTACGCGACGAAGGCCACCAGGGTCTTGGTGTAGCCCACGCGCTTGGACTTCTGGACGTCGACGTGTTCGATGTCGTCGTTGCTGAAGGCATCCATCCAGCCGATCTGGAACGGCCAGGCCTCCCACGCGCCCTTCTGGTGGCTGGATTCGCCGGCCAGCCGGAAGTGCTCGGCCGCCCACTCGCTCAGACGCTGTGGCGGCTCCGCGCGCAGGCCGGACAGCCCGGCATCCATGGCCGCGAGGATGGCCTGGCGCGTCTGCGGCGCGAGGCGAAAGCGCACGACCGGCCCGGTCGCGGCCTCGGCGGCCTCGGCGGCCTCGGTCATCCCGCCACCTCATCTTCGATGGCGAGTCCGCCGTCGTCGTCATCGGTCGTGATCGCCTCGAGGTGCTCGGCCACGAGCGTGGCCGTGGCACGAACCCACTCGTTGCGGGCAGAGGCGATCACCTGCAGCACGACGGTGCGCGCCGCTTCGGGCAGGTCCGGGCACGTCTTCTTCAGCGCGCCCTCGAGTTGCTCGAAGCGATCGACCACGGCAGAAGACGCGACACTCAGGACATCGGCGAGCAGGCCCACGGGCGCCCACTCGCCGCGCGCCTGGGCGTTCTTCATCGCCTGCCCGATGCGCTGCTCACGGGCCAGCGCTGCCCGCTCCTGCACGAGATCCAGGCCCCCGGCTTCGCCCATCCGCCCGGCGGCCTGATCGCGCAGGCGCTCGCAGTAGGCCAGCAGCCACGCGCCTGCAGTGGCGCCGCGCGCGATCACCATCTCGCTCATCAGCTGCGACACGCGCGCCTCACTCAGGCCGATCATCGTCGCGAACTCAGCCTGGGAAATCGGCTGGTCCAGGAAGGGCACGACCTTCACTTAACCCCCTTAGGAGACCCCTGCAACAGTCCGCGGTCGGGGTCCGAATTACCCGCGGTGGGAGGAGCTGGGAAGAACCTGCGGCGATCGATCGAACAATGCGCGCACACCTGGACGCCGTCCATACGAGCTTCGCTGCGGCGCATCATCATCGCCCGCTCCCGGCGAGGCGCGCGAGGTTCTCGTCGATCGCTCGCTGGACGTGGCCGGGCAGGCGCTGCGTGGCGACCTTGGTGGCGATGCCTTCGAAGTCCAGGCGCGGGCGGTAGGTGGCACGGCGCACGAAGATGCAGACGGGCGTGATGCTGCGCCCCGTGAACTCGCGCTGGTAGACCCCAGGCTGCACCTGGCCGCCGGGCTTGATGACGAAGAAGCGCCCGCCCGCGCGGCGTTGCGCGGCGATCTGCTTACCCGCCTCGAATCGCATGTTGCGCGTGAAGCCGCCCACGGCCGTGATGCGCAGTTGGCTGAGCACTTGAATGATCTGGCCCTTGTTGACGTTGCCGTAGGCATCCAACCGGGCGCCGTCGCCGGGCACGGCGAACCAGCCAGGGGGCAGGTGTCCGGCCTGCCGCAGCAGCACCTCGAAGCGCTTGAGGTTGCGGCTGCCGCCCTCG